TGTTGGTGATGGTAGAATAGGTGGTCAATATACAGTTTCACCAAGTTTATTAGTAAAAAAATAATTGAAAGTAATGCACGGGAAGCTTGGCTTCCCAAGCAGCCTTTCGTATATTCACGGTATATTAATAATTAAATAAATAAAAGTTATGTTACAAATTGATCCAAACGCAGAATTCAAAACAAAAGAAGAGTTAAAAAAAATCGCTCCAAGTATTTTTACAATGGTACCTTCAAGTGATGTTACTGAAAAGTATACACACATTCCAACTGAAAAAGTTATTGATGATATGGAGTTATTAGGTTGGAAACCAGTTGATGCTAAAGAAGTTAAAGCAAGAACTCAAAAAACACAAGGTTTCCAAAAGCATTTAGTTATATTTAGAAATAATGATGTTGTTATTAATGGTGAAGATGGAGATACAGTTTTTCCACAAATCGTAATGACTAATTCTCATGATGGAAAAAATAGTTTTCAATTTACAGCGGGATTATTTAGAATGGTTTGTGAAAATGGGTTAGTTATTTCGGATACTCAATTTGATGATATTAAAATGCGTCATATGGGTTATACGTTTGAAGATTTACAGGTATTAATTAAGGATATCGTTGAGAAATTACCTTTAACAGTGGAATCAATGAATAAAATGAAAGCTGTTGAATTAGAAGAAGAGCAAATGTTTAATCTTGCTAAATCATTTCTAGATATTAGAGTAGAAGGTACTAAAAATACTTACGATAATCAAGCAATTGAGGATGTTTTGAATGTTCAACGTAAAGCAGATGAAGGAAATATGCTTTGGGAAGTATTTAATAGAATTCAGGAAAATATTATTGATGGTAATTTTGAATATAAAACACCATCAGGTAAAAAACGTCAAGCTAGAATTATTAAGAATTTTAAGCAAGATCAGGACGTAAATAAGAAAATGTTTAGTAAAGCATTAGAATTAGTAGCATAATGAAAAAGATATTATTATTATTAGGTGTTGTTTCCCTCCTTGCAAGTTGTAGCAAGGAGGACATCTCCTTAGGTGTTTGTGATGGTCCTTGTGATGCTAAGTTTTTTATAGATGAACTAGTACAACCAAATGCTTATTTAGATGAGAATGGATATTGGCATATTGAATTTTATGGCCCTAAATATTTTACTATTAGAGGTGAGTTAAGTGAATTAGAAACAGCTATTGTAAATGGTGTACCATTAGTTGAAACAATGTATGACTCAGATTATTGGGTTGCCTTTGATTCAATTAATTTCATAGTACCTACATGGTCTGTATTAAGTTGGTTTACAGGTGGTGGATATAATAATCCTGTTCCTGTAGGTAATATGGAATATACACTTACTGATTTAGCTCAAATTCAACCTCCACTAAATATAGCTGGATATCAAATACAAAAGAATTTTTGTTGGGAATGTCCATATGCTGAAACCTTATTAGGTAGTAAATCAAAATATACGTATAATCCTCGCCAACAATTTTATTTAGATAATGAAATGGTAGGTGATACTTTACAAGTATTTGTAAAAGCTACATTTAATACTGATGTAGGTGATAGAGAAATAGTTGAGGATTCATTTAAAATAATTGTAAACTAATGGAAAGAATAACTATAGAACAAGCTAAGGAATTTATACCATTAAAAGAAAATTATGGTAATACTGAAGTTGATTATGCTGAATATTTCACACTAACACCTTCAGATATGGGTGATGGATGGGAAAATGTAACATATTATACAGCTAAAAAGAAAGGAATTTACAATAAGAAAGGTGAAGGTGATCAATGGGTTTATGTTTTAGAAAATGAAACATTACCAGGACTCCTAAAAATAGGATATACAAAATCAACACCAGATGAACGAGCTAAACAAATTTCTAACGCAACAGGTGTGCCACTTCCATACAAAGTAGCATGGGCTTTCCGTTGTTTTAACGGCGAACTATTAGAGGGCGAAGTACATCATGCATTAAGAAAATACCGCGTTAATAACCAAAGAGAATTTTTTCAAGTTGGTTTAGACGAAGCAAAACAAACAATAGAATCAATAGGTAAAAATTTTAAATAATAAATTATGTCAGAACAAGATAAAATAGACAATCAAAAAGCAGAGTTAATTAATGATTTAATGGCAACTGCTACAGTAAAAGAGGAAGTATGGAGATACCATCCAGATAACCCAAATAAAAAAGATGTTGTAAAAGAATATGACATTTTATGTCAAATAGAGAAAGATCTCGAACTTGAAATTGAAGAACTTAAATCTCAATAATGTTAAAAATCAAAATAAAAAAAGGAGAAAACATTAATTCGGCTTTAAAGAGACTAAAACGTAAATTTAATGATGTAGGTGTATTAAAAGAATTAAGAAAAAGAAAACAATTCGATAAACCTTCAGTAGTTAAGCGTAAAGCTAAATTAAAAGCTATTAAAACTAAAGAGTATCTGGATAAATTAGAGAGCTAGTAAATATTTATAATCAAACCCACGATTATGTATGTTTATAACGCAAAGTGTACTCGAGTAGTAGATGGTGATACCATAGATGCTCAAATTGATTTAGGATTCGACGTTCATAAAAAAATAAGAATTCGAATGGTTGGTATAAATACACCAGAATCACGTACTAGAGATTTAGAAGAAAAAAAACGAGGACTTGCTGCTAAATATAGAGTTAAAGAACTCTTGGAAAGCCAGGAAAATAAATTTATATTACACTCACAAGGTGTAGGTAAATATGGTAGATGTTTAGGAGTTATATTTTTAGGTGAATCAAAATTGCAAGATATCTTATTAGAAGAAGGACATGCAGTTGAATATTTTGGAGGTAAAAGATGATAGATAAAGATAGATTATTTCATTTATTTGGAGATAGTGAAAACGACAATCCAGAGGTAAAAAAATTAGTAAATGCTGATACTGATTTTATGCAAAGCCCCGAGGCTAAGCTAGGTATGTTTACTAAAATGATCTATAACCATGAAGTATTTCATAAAAAACTAAAAAAGTTCTTTCAAAAAGAAAATGCAAGTTATAATGTTCAGGAAACAAAAGAAGCATCTTCGTTTGCTGTATTTAATAGAGCTTATTCTTACATTAAAAAAATAAATGTAAATAATGTTCAACACCAAGATGCACTATGGGAATTCAACTCTAAACCACTATTCAGTGCTTTAAACCAAGCAATTTATTATTTTGAAGCAAAAGAAGAGTATGAAAAATGTGCAAAATTAATGGAAATAAAAGAAATGAAAAAAGCTCTTGAAAAAAACGTGCCTTGGTAAAAAATCCCTCGTATCTTGACATCACGGGTTTTGTGAAACATGGGAAATGAAAAAAGGGATGGGAAATAAAGGCAATAAAGGGGTTAAGGAACACCCTGTTATTAAATGTTCTATTAAAAATTAAATTATGAGAAACAAAAGATTATTTCAACAAAGATTAGAAACATTAGATGCTATATTTAATGCAATTAAAAATGGTATTCAAATGGGAGCTAGTATAGGTGAAATTAAAACCCAAGTAGACAAAGGTAGCAACATTGTAGCTGAATTAGAAGGGTACGTTGAGAATGAAAATTAATTAAACAATAAAAGTTATGAGCTTAACAGCAGAACAAATCAAGTCAAATTGGGAGACATTCCAAAATAATATTAAAACTCACATTTCTGGAAATAGAGGTGAGCAATTATTAAATTTTTATAAGCGATATGAGGATCGAATCATAATGATGCCTGCTGCTCATAAAAAAGAATACCACTCTGCATTTCCAGGTGGTTATGTAGATCATGTTAATAGAGTAGTTAGATGTGCTCTTAAACAATATGATTTATGGGCATCAGAAGGATGTGATATGACTACATTTACTAAAGAAGAACTGATATTTTCTGCTATAAACCATGATTTAGGTAAAATGGGTGATAAAGATCACGATGCTTATATCCCCCAGACAGATAAATGGAGAAAGGATAAATTAGGGGAGGATTATATGTTTAATAAGAAATTAGCATTTTGTTCTGTGCCTGATAGAGGTTTATTTTTACTTCAACAGCACGATATTTCTTATACATTTAATGAAATGATAGCCATCCAGACACATGATGGGTTATATGATAATGCTAATGAAAAATATTTAAAAGGTTTTATGCCTGAACAGAAACCTCGCACATCTCTACCATTTATTTTACATCAGGCTGATTTAATGTCTGCTAGAATTGAATTTGAAATAGAATGGCTTCCAAAGTTTTCTCAAAATAGCGTGGAGCCCGAAAAAAAGAATTTTACATTATCGGATAATAAACATAGTTCCAAAGCTAAATCAAAAGCTTTAGGTGGAATTAAAAGTGAAGGTTTAAAAAATATGTTAGATAGTTTATAATGGATATATCAATAATAATAATTTCAATTTTAGGGATTACAGTTGTAATTTTAGGATTTACAACATGGAATCTCCTCTCTAAAACAGAAAAACAAGAAGATATTATTATTAATTACGATAATTTTATAAATGAATATAGCAGACAATTAGATGTAGCAGATAAACGCTTAAAAGAAATCGATGAAAAAGATTTATTTAAGAGTGATGATGAAATTGGTTGGTTTTTTAAAAATTTAAAAGGGTTGCAAAATGACTTATCTAAATTTAAAATTAACCAATAACCTTATATGCAACCACCTGTCCGTAAAAGAAGGAAGAAGTCTAAGAACTACTTCACACATGACACCGAATTAGCTATTGTTAGGTATAACAGCTTAGATTCAATTAAAGATGAAAAATTAAGAAGTGATATCTATGATAAAGAAATTCACTATCCATTCTTTAAATTAACTCAGAATATAATTCATACATTTAAATTTTACCATACAGAGGTTGAAAATTTAGAACATTTACAACATGAAATAATTGTTTTCCTACTATCTAAAATCCATTTATTTGATCCAAGTAGAGGAGCAAAAGCATATTCATACTTTGGTACTATTGTTAAAAGGTAATTAATATTATACAATACCAAAAACTATAATAAAAAAATTAAAAAAGTAGATGTTGATGTTTTAATGGGTGATAAATCAACTCACACTTATAGATTTGAAGAATCAACGGGTCCTGT